CTCCGCAGCGCCGACGGCGGCGATGGCCGCACCGTCGAGGCGTACGCCGCCGTGTTCGGCGAACCCGCCGAGATCCAGGACCACGAGGGCCACTACGTCGAGGTCATCGACCCGGCCGCGTTCAACCGGGCCATCGACCACGCCTCCCGCGCCCGGGGCGGCTTCCCCGGGTCAGTGAAGGTGCTGTGGAACCACGGCCGGGACCTCGCCGGCGCCGCCTCCGACCGGTTCTCCATGCCGATCGGGATCCCCGTCGACATCCGCGCCGAAGCCCGCGGCCTGCTGACCCGCACCCGGTACTCCGAGACGCCGCTGGCCGATGAGGTGCTGGAGAACATCCGCGCCGGATCCATCACCAGCCAGAGCTTCACCGGCCGGATCATGCGGTCCGACCCGCAGCTGCGCCGCGGCGAGAGGTACCGCCCCGACAGCGCGGGGAACCTCCGTTCTGTCTGCCGCACCGAACTGGGCCTGCGCGAGTACGGCCCGGTGCTGTGGCCCGCATACTCGGGTGCCGAGATCCTCGGCGTCCGCATGTCCACTCCGGGCGCCTACGCCCTGGACCCGGACGAGCTCGATGAAGGCACTCCCCCCGATGAGGGACCCGCCGCCGGCGACCCGCCCCCGCCCGAAGGTGAGGAGCACTCGGCCCGGTATCACCAGCACGCGCTTTACGCGCTCCGCTCACGCGAGCAGCGCGAGAAGGCCGGGCTGGTCTGGTAACCAGCCGGAAGGAGCGGCACCTCATGGCCGCTTTGCAGGAACTCCTCGACGAGCAGGCCCGCATTAAGCAGGAACTGCAGAGGATGGAAAACGACGACACGGTCACCGAGGAAACCGACGGGGACCTCCGCGACACCCTCCTCCAGCGGTGGGAGGAACTCGACGCCGCGACCAAGCCGCTGATCGCGCGGATGGAGAAGATCCGCAACATCACCCGGACCGCCGAGGACCCCGCCAACCTGGAGCAGCCCTACGGCGCCGGGAAGGGCGGCGGCGGCATCACCGGCGGCAAGGGCCCCGACCTCGTCATCCGCAACCGCCACGACCCGTGGGACGCCATGGGACGGATCCGCGACAACATGGTCCCCTCCGGCGAGCTCCGCGAGCGGGCCCTCGACGCGATCGAGATGGTCGCCAAGCGGGGCATGGTCGTCCACGACTTCGCCGAGGAAGCCACCCGCAAGGTCCAGGACGGCGGCTACTTCTCCAAGAACAACATCGCCCGGCACATCCTGGAGACCGGCTCGCCGGAGTACTACGACGCGTTCGCGAAGTACATCGCGAACCCCGACGACATGGCGGCCCGCGCCGCCCTGAACCTCGGCGTGGCCTCCGGCGGGTACCTGCTGCCGTTCGTGCTGGACCCGACAATCGTGCTAACGAACAATGCTAGCGCCAATCCTTATAGGCGCATTAGCAATGTCAAGACGACCACGAGTAATACGTGGAACGGAGTAACCTCGGCGGGTGTCACGGCGGCGTGGCTCGCTGAAGGTGTCGCCACGGCGGACGCCTCTCCGACGGTCGGCAACATCGTCATTACGCCTTTGAAGGCGGCGGCGTGGGTATTCGGTAGCTTTGAAGTGCTGTCAGATACAGATTTCGGCACGCAGTTGCCGCGTCTTCTGGCAGATGCCAAGGATCGGCTCGAGGAAGCCGCCTTCGCAACCGGGACCGGCACCGCGCAGCCCACCGGGGTTGTCGTCGGTGCGACAACGACGCAGACCACGGCCACGACCGGCGCGTACGTCCTGGCCGACGTGTATACCCTCCACGCGGCACTGCCGCCCAGGTTCCGCAATTCCCCGAATTGCGCCTGGGTCGCAAATGTGGCGCAAATCAACCGCACCCGGGCCCTCGATACCGCCGGAGGCGCAAGCTTCTGGACCAATTTGGGGAAAGACCAGCCCGAACAATTGATGGGTAAGCCCATCTACGAATCATCGTCAATCGATCCCGTATTGACGACCACTCACAAGCCAATGGTATTTGGAGATTTTTCCAATTACTATATTGTTGACCGTGTTGGGGTCAGCATCATCTACGAGCCCATGGTGACCGGCACGGGCGCTTCGGCGAACCTTCCCACAGGACAATCGGGCTGGTTCATGTACTGGCGCGTGGGCGCGAATGTGAGCACGCCATCGGCCTTCAGGGTTCTGCTCACCTAGTCTGACCTGCGGAAACGCAGCATCCTGGTTCAGGTAACCAGCAGTACGCAAAGCCGGTATCCGAGGCTCCTGCGGAATGTTCCGTACTGGCGGGTGGGCGCTCCGGCGCCTGGCTTCCCTTAGTTAAGAATCGTGGAACGCGGGCCGCCGCCACGACGGCGGTCCGCGCTCCGCCTGGAAGGAAACACCCGGTTGCCTGAGCATGTCGTCATCGGCTACGTGCACGGCGGGACGGTCCGCGCGGAGTTCCTCGCGTCGCTGCTGGCCATCACCCGCCGCGGCGTCACGCCGGCCGACGACGTGATCGCGGTCGGGTCCGGCCCGAACATCAGCCGGGGCCGGAACCTGGTCGTGACGGGGTTCCTGGAGGACCACGACGCGCCGTGGCTGTTCATGTGCGACACGGACATGAGCTTGCCGCGGGACACGATCGACCGGCTGATCGCGGCGGCGGACCCGCAGGACCGGCCCGTGGTCGGCGGCCTGTGCTTCACCGAGAACCCCGGCGGGGATAAGCCGCTGCCGACGATGTACGAGCTCGTGGAGGACGGCGATGGCCGTCTGGTGTTCGCCCGGCACGAGTCGTGGCCGGATGACGGCCTGGTCCGGGTCACGGCGACGGGTGCTGCGTGCCTGCTGGCCCACCGTGACGCGCTGGAGGCGGTGGGGAAGACCAGCGGGTGCCCGGCGGCTCCGTGGTTCCGCGAGAGCGTGGTCGGGGAGTCGCTGATCGGTGAGGATCTGACGTTCTGCCTGCGCCTCGGCGCGGCGGGCATACCCGTGCACGTCGCGACCGGCGTCAAGGCGGGCCACATGAAAACCACGATGCTGATCTAGGAGGGCTGCATGGCCGCTAGATACGCTCTCCAGTCGTTCTGGTGGAGAAACACGAACACGAACCACGACGAGTTCGTGAACCTGGGGTCGCTGCGGGATACGACGCATCAGGCGGTGGTGCAGCGCCCGGAGATGTTCTCGTCGTCGCCGCTGGATGTCCCGGCGCTGGACCCGAAGCTGAAGGAGTACCTGAAGGTTCACGGCGGCGGTCCCGGCGAGTGAAGGTCTTCGGCCTGCCGGTCGGGGCGGACGGGTGCGGCTATTACCGCTGCTACCAGCCGCTGGCCGAGCTGCGCCGCCGCGGTCACAACGTGATGCTGCCGGAGCGGGGCATGGTGTGGCTGCCCGACGCGGAGCTGAACGCCGGCGACATCGACGTGTTCGCCGGGCAGCTCCTGACCGGGCCGCGCGGGATGAGCCTGTGGGAGTCGTGGCAGGGCAAGACGCGCCTCGTCTACGACATCGACGACGACGTGTTCAGCTCCGACCACGAGGGCTCCCTGTGGCACAAGCTGCCGGAGTGCCGGGACATCGCTGCCTACCTGATCAGCATCTCCGACCTGGTGACGGTCTCTACCGAACCCCTGGTAGAGGTGGTGAAGCAGTACAACAGCAACGTGGTGGTACTGCCGAACTGCGTTCATGAGGACCTGCTGAAAATCGTGCGGCCGCAGCGTGAGCGGGTGACGGTCGGCTGGGCGGGCGGCACGTCTCACCTGCGGGATTTCCGGTACGCCGCGCCGATGATCTCGAAGTTCGTGGCCCGCAATCCGGCCGTGGACTTTCATTTTGTCGGCGCGGACTACTCGCCGCTGCGGGAGTGGAAGGCGCCCTCGACGATACCGAGGTCGACCGGTCAGGTGCGGCATACGCAGTGGACGCCGGACGTGTGGGACTACTACCGTGGCGTCGACTTCGACATCGGCATCGCCCCGCTCGACCCGGCCAGCGCGTTCGCAAAAGGCAAAAGCCACCTGAAGGCGATGGAGTACGGTGCGCTCGGCATCCCCGTGGTGGCGTCGTACAGCGAGCCGTACCGCTGGTACGTGGAGCATGGCGTGACCGGGTTCCTGGTACGCCATGATCACGAGTGGGGCCGGTACCTGTACGAGCTCGCGAACGACGCGGCGATGCGGGCGGAGATGGGCGCGGCGGCTAAGAAGCTGGCGCAGGAGTGGACTATCCAGAAGCGGTACACCGCCTGGCAGGCCGCCTACGAAGGAGTGATGGATCGTGTACCTGTCCCGTGAGGCCGGATGGTATGACGTGGGCGGCAACGCCGTCTACGTGCGGGCCAACGAGAAGTTCGCGGACAGCGACCCGGCGGTGAAGGCGCTGCCGGGGATCTTCGACAAGATCAGCGAGGACGCCCCGCCGGGCGGCGTGAAGGCGGCCGTGTCGAAGGCGAAGGCCGCTGCCACCGGGAAGTCCGATGGCTGACGCGGGCCCGGACGACCTGCCCTCGGCGCCCCCCGGCGTGGACCGCGACGCGGGCTCCGCGAATACGATCGCGGCGACGATCGAGGCGGCGAAGGCGGCGGGGATGGCGCACGTCCTGGAGAT